CGTAGTGTCGATACTTTTGATCGTCGAGTTGGATTCGCCGATTTTAACGGTGTCGCCTACCTGAAACATGGAGCCTTTGACGACACGAGGAGCGGATGTGGTCCCTCCCGTAACGACGAGTGCGCTTTTGCAGATTTTACACTCCATGTTAGCGAAGTCGAGCTTGATGGGAGTACCCTCTTTGAGGAGTGTCCCCTCCGGGTATGTGCCTTTGAGTGTGAAATCACCGGGGAATGCTTCACGGTTGCCACGCCAGAATACAGGGAACCCGCCCTTGTACTTGGTCTTTTTGAATTCGATAGCCATGTTTTTTTGTGTGTTTAGTTTTTGTCCGGCAGATTTGCGGCCCACGCCTTAGCCTCTTCTTTACTCTGAGATTCCGACGTGGAGAGAGGAAATGCCGATTCTTTCCCCTCGAGTCCGGCGGCGATGAATCTTGACTGGATTGACGAGAATCTGTCTTTGATTTCCGAGGCATCGGGTGCTTCCTTGTTCATCGCAGTTGCAAGCCCCAAAAGATCGTTCAGCATCTTGTCGCTGACATTCGCCGCTTTTGCCGCAGACCGAAATAAATCTTCACGCTCGGCCCGAACCTTTTCGGCTTTCAGTACTTCGCTTTCGCTCTTGATGGCCGCGTAGCGCTCCTCCTGTTCTTGCTTGTAGCGTGTGAACCATTCCGGTTCTTTGTCGAGTTCGTTTTTCTCATTCTGCCCGCCCTCGTTGGCAGATGATGCCTCGGCTTGTTTCTTCAGTTCATCATACTGACCCTTCAGAGTGCCATATTCGGTGCGTGCCCTGTCAAAGTCGGATTGAAAAACTTTCAGAATAGACTCGATCCCGCCGACAGCGGTTTCGATCTGCGATTCATCGGTGACGGATTTTTCGATACTCGAGGCGATCCCGTCCAGAACCTTTGAGCTGAACCCCAGATTGGAGTATTTGGTTTTCAGCGCTGTTAGAATTTTTTCTTTCATATTTTGTGTTTTTAAATGAAAAAAGCGCCAATTCCCCGAGAAGGGATATTGGCGCTCTGTGGCACTCTTCTGTCGTATGTTAAGCCCTATACATCGATAAATGTCCGCATTTAGGGCATTTTATTTGAGCTATTCCTTGCATTTCCGCGAGTTTCCGCCCGCATTTTTCGCATCGTACTTCACGCAATATTGGCCGTGCTTTGAATCCTAAAAAAGGAAAAGCAACCTTTGCTGTGTGA